GCTGCTCAGTATCGTCCTAAGATGATCTGCTACGACAAGTATGCAACGCAATCGATCGCTGAAAGATTGGCCAATGCCGGACAAGTAACTCAAGATGTCTCAGGCCAGCAGTTTTATCAGGCTTGCTCGGATCTTCTTGATGGTTTGGTTAATCATCGAGTGGTTCACAATGGCCAGAAAGAATTGATCCAACAGATGAACAACTGCGCCGCCAAGGTCAATGACTCAGCATGGAGAATCGTAAAGCGCAAAAGTGCTGGCGATATCTCTGCACCGATCGGTTTAGCAATGGTTGTATCTATGTTATTAAAACCTCAACAGATCGCAGCGATTTACACTGAGTAGTGTATAATTGCCCTCTATGGGTATCCTTTCGCGCCTTACAGGTGCAGCACCAAAAGCCACTATTGAGGCTCAAGCCGCACCTCAGGTATTGGGCGAGTATTCACCTTATGCAATGCCCTTTCAATTTGCCTACGTCGGACGCACAGAAGCAATGGGCGTACCAGCTTTAGCACGATGCCGGAATCTGCTCGCTGGAACTATTGGCACAATCCCACTTGAACTTTACAAGAAGTCAACAGGTGAAGAACTTGGTAAGCCACTCTGGCTCGATCAACCTTCTTATCATCAGCCGCGTTCGGTGACTATCGCTTACACGGTTGATTCACTTCTATTTTACGGCCAAGCATTCTGGCAAGTTGTTGAGACTTATCAGGAAGATGGTCGCCCATCTCGTTTTGAGTGGATCGCTAACAGCCGCGTTACTGCAACACTTGATCGCGATAACGTATTTGTAAAGTCTTACGCCATCGATGGCACAACAGTCCCAATGGACGGCCTTGGATCACTTATCACCTTCCAGTCACTAAGCGATGGCATTCTTAACACAGGCGTATCGACAATCCGCGCAGCACTCGACATCCAGAAGGCTTCTGTAGTCGCAGCAGCTACTCCAATGGCTACTGGTTACATCCGCAACTCTGGCGCTGACTTACCACCTGCTGAAGTCCAAGGATTACTAGCTGCATGGAAGAGTGCACGCCAGAATCGTTCGACGGCTTACCTAACTTCGACTTTACAATATGAAGCAGTCGGATTCAGCCCTAAAGACATGATGTACAACGAGGCTATCCAGAATCTAGCGACAGAGATCGCTCGCCTTTGCAACGTTCCACCTTATTACGTTTCAGCAGATCAAAACACAACAATGACCTATGCAAACGTGACCGATGAGCGCAAGCAATTCCTCACACTTTCATTGCAGCCATTTATCTCAGCCATCGAGGATCGTTTATCAATGGACGACATTACAGCTCGTGGCAACATCGTAAAATTCGACATCGATAAAAATTATCTCCGCACAGATCCACTCGTAGAACTATCAATTATTCGTGAACTCCTTGATCTCCAGTTAATCACCCAGGAGCAAGCGATGGAAATGACCGACCTAACACCTAACGGAAATGAAGGAATGATATGAGCGAAATGCTTACATTCTCAGCAGAACTCGTTGCAGATAGCGCAGCACGCACTATCTCTGGCAAGATCGTGCCATATGACGGCGAGGTCGGAAACACCTCTGCCGGTGCAGTTGTCTTTGAGCGCGGCGCAATTAATATCGCTGATTCAAGCAAAGTGAAGCTCCTTTTGGAGCATGATCCAAAGCAGCCAATTGGCCGTGCTCAATTCTTTAATGAAACAGAAGATGGCATTTTCGCATCTTTTAAGATTTCTAAGTCATCCCGTGGCACAGATGCTCTCATCGAAGCCTCAGAAGAACTCCGCACCGGACTTTCAGTCGGAGTTATGGTCAATGCAGCAAAGCCTAAGAATGGCGTTCTGTATGTATCGAGCGCTGACCTGCTCGAAGTAAGTTTGGTTCAGGCAGCAGCCTTTAAGTCTGCAGCCGTAACCGATATAGCGGCATCTGAAGATGAAGCCGTTGAAGAAACCCTACCAACAGAAAGCGAGACAGCCACAGTGGAAACCACTCCAGCAGTCGAAGCAACACCTACAGTTGAGGCTGCCGCAGTTGAAGCTGCTCGCCCTGCTGTAACAGCAATGGCTTACACAAAGCCACGCATTGAAGTAACAGCTGCAAAGTATGCAGAGAACACAATCCGCGCAGCACTCGGAGACGACGCAGCTCGTCAATGGATCGCAGCAGCGGCAGATACCTCAGACAACGCTGGTCTTGTACCAACACGTCAACTTTCTGAGATCATCAACCCACTCGGAACAACAATCCGTCCATCAATCGATGCAATCTCTCGTGGAGTGCTTCCAGATGCCGGTATGACTTTCGAGATCCCAAAGATCACACAGATGCCAACAGTTGCAATCGAGCCAGAAGGCGACGCATTCAGCGACACAGATCAGAACTCAAGCTTCCTTTCAGTAACAGTACAGAAGTACGCTGGACAGCAGACATTCTCTGTCGAATTGCTTGATCGTACATCTCCAGCATTCTTCGATGAGCTTGTTCGCAACATGGCAGCAGCTTACGCAAAGGCAACTAACTCAGCAGTAAACGCTGCACTTATCTCAGGCGCAACTGCAGATGCTACAACAACAGTAACTTACCCAACAGCAGCCGAGCTTCTCGGAATTGTTGCTCGCGGATCAGCATCTGTTTATGGCGCAACAGCAGGACTTCCAAATCCATTTGCTCGCAACATGGTCGTATCTACAGGACAATGGTCAAACATCATGTCTCTCAACGATTCAGGACGTCCGATTTACACAGCGACAAATCCGATGAACGCTGGCGGAGCAGTTGCTCCAACTTCACTCACAGGTAACGTTGCCGGACTTAACCTTTACGTTGATCCAACAAACGGCGGCGATGGCGATGGAACAATCCTCATCGTTAACCCAGATGCGTACACATGGTACGAGTCACCAACATACCGCCTACGCGCTGAGTCAACAGCCGCAGGTCAGGTAACAATCGGCTACTACGGCTTCGGAGCAATTGCTACCAAGGTCGGCGCAGGCGCATTCAAGAACAACAAGGCGTAAGCCACCCTTAAGTCGCTGGTGGGGTAGTGCCCTTCTACCCCACCAGTCTTTAGAAAGGATAAGAGCATGGCATTGACCACAGTTGCAGAATTACGCACCGCCCTAGGCGTTGGCACTCTCTATACTGATGCAGTCTTGCAATCTGTCTGCGATGCCGCAGATAACGTACTCTTGCCCTTTCTATGGAAGAATCAGCAGTACATCATTGCTCATGGCAACACAGGCACAGTCGGTACTCTCTACTTCGATCAGAACATTCGTGAAGTATTTTACGTCGGACAATCAGTCGTAATCTCAGGTGCGGGTACTAAGTACAACGGTACCAGGACAATCACAGGCGTTGACGCTCGATCATTTAACATAACCACGACTCACACAAGCGATAATCCACGTCACACAGTCGAGCCTTTCGGGATTGCAGCAGCTGAGACTTATACAGATTACACAACGATTCCAGCGATTCAAGAAGCGTCTCTCATGATCTCCATCGACATCTGGCAGAGCCGTCAAGCGCCATCAAGCGGCGGCGTTACCATCGATGGATATCAGCCAAGCCCTTATCGGATGGGCAACACGCTGCTAGCGCGCGTGCGTGGCCTTTTAGCACCTTATCTTGATCCGAGATCGATGGTGGGCTAATGGCCGCCATATCAACACTCCGCGCAGGTATAGCCGCAGCTCTTACCGATAATACAAAATACTCAGTCTTTTCATTTCCACCTGCAACACCGATCGCCAACAGCGTGATCGTAGCGCCAGCAGATCCTTACATCTCGCCGTCTAACGGATGGCATGCATCGATCTCGCCTATGGCCAATTTCGTTATTTCCGTCATGGTTCCCTTGCTCGATAATGAAGGCAACCTTAACGGGATGGAAGATAACATCGTCCGGGTTTTTAACCTGCTCGCTGCATCGACCTACACCTACAACGTCACAGAGGTATCGGCTCCAGCCGTGCTGAGTGCCGCGTCCGGTGATCTACTTACATGCAATATCAATATCTCAGTCCTAACGAGTTGGAGCTAAAATGTCCGAGTGGGAAAAAGAGCAAGAAGCCTTCCTGAAGAAAATCGGGCAGGTAGCACCATCAACACCAAAGCCAGTAACTACTAAGAAAGACGAGGAATAATCTCATGGCTGTATTTATGAGCAACAAGGTCGGCGTGAAGGTTAACTCAGTCGATCTATCAGATCACGTTACCGCAGTAACACTTAACCGCGCATTCGATGAGCTTGAAGTAACCGCAATGGGTGACTCAGGCCATAAGTTCGTCAAGGGTCTAGAGGCATCATCGGTCACAATCGATTTCCTTAACGACACAGCAGCAGCGAACGTACTTGCAACACTTCAAGCAGCATGGGGAACAAACGTCACAATCGTTCTACTTCAGGAAAAGGGAACCGCAGTAGGTGCGACTAACCCTCTTTACACAATGACTTGCCTTATCAACAACACGACAGACATCAACGGCGCAGTAGGCGATCTCTCAACACAGAGCCTCACCTTCAACGTCTCTGGTACTATCGCAGTTGCCACAACAGGTACATTCTAAGAAACTAAACAAAGGGGCACAGCATGGCAAAGTTAATAGTCACATTAGCGGACAACAGCGTTACCGAGATCGAGATTACCCCTCGATTGGAGTACGCGTTCGAGCTATATGCTAAAAAGGGATTTCACAAAGCGTTTCGCGATGATGAAAAGCAGTC